CTTAGGAGCTAGTATTGGGCCTTTTGTATGGGACATTATGGATAAAGCCTCTAAAGTAATAGCCGTAGAACCTTCTTTACCTAATTGTGAATTAATTAAACTAAACTCAAAAGGGTTTCCTGTTGAAATTATTCCAAAAGGATTAACTAAATATAATTATAGTATACTCCCTAGAAATAAAATTTATGATAATATTAATAATGAACAAAATTGGGAAGGAAATATATTTGAGAAAGTAGGTGAAGTTATTACTTTTTATGATATTATCCAAACATATAATTTAGATAAAATTGATTTTATTAAAACTGATTGTGAAGGAGGAGAATATGCTCTTTTTACAGATGAAACTATGCCTTTTTTGCTTAATAATGTAAGAAATATAGTAGGAGAATTTCATTTAAGTAATGAAGAATTAAAAATAGAATTTAGATATTTTAGAGATAAATTTTTAAAACGCTTCTCAAAATACACAGCCTATTCTTGTGATGGTGTTGATATAACTTGGGATTTAAAAAATGGAATTGAGGACGCTACAAATAACCATTTTATAAATTATTATAATGAAGTAATTCTTCATATAAGTAATCAATAATGGCTAAAACCAATTACCTAGAGATGCTCAATTCTATCGAGCCAGAAGAAAACCAGGCTAAGCCAGGCCCCCATGAACGAGTAATTTTTATAGATGGCCTTAACCTGTTTTTGAGAAACTTTGCTATATTAAATTTTGTAAATGAAAGTGGTAATCATATAGGAGGCTTAGCAGGTTTTCTTCGTTCTCTAGGTTCCCTTATTAATCAAATTCAACCAACAGCAGTTTATGTTATATTTGATGGGATAGGTGCCTCTACTAATAGGAGGTACCTACTCCCTGAATATAAAACAGGTCGAAATATAAATAGAATTACAAATTGGGATGTATTTGAAAGCATTGATGATGAAAACGATGCTAAAGTAGATCAAATTATTAGGCTTATCCAATATCTAAAATGTCTCCCTGTTAAAGTAGTTTCTATAGATAAAGTAGAAGCAGATGATATTATAGCGTATATGTCTAAAGACATGGCAAAACGTTTTAATACAAAATCATATATTGTTTCTAGTGACCGGGATTTCCTTCAATTAATAGATGATAACATAATAGTTTATCGTCCTATAGAACGGGAATTTTATGACGTTAATACTGTAAAAGAAAAATTTGGTATAGTCCCTCAAAACTTTATTCACTATAAAGTATTAGTGGGTGATGCTTCAGATAAAGTACCTGGTGTAAAGGGACTAGGAAAAGCAGGAGTGCTTAAACGATTCCCTGAGTTAGCAGAAGAGATTTTACCTTTTGATAAATTGTTTGAATTAAGTGAACAAAAACTTAAAGAAAGTGTAGTGTATGCTAGAATTATCCATGATTGGGATAGACTATTAAATACTAAAAAAATTATGGATTTAAGTCTACCTATGGTATCTGATGAAGAAAAGGAATATCTTTCTCAATTACCTTTGGAACCCTTAAATGAACTTCGTATTTTGGAGTTCATGAGTTTATATAATGAAGATGGATTAAATCACATTATTAAACATACTGAATTTTGGCTTAAAGATACATTTACTAAATTAACATACTAAAATCGTGACGCTTTCTACTTTAGACAAATACGGGACTTCTTTTCAAGTTAAAGTAATTTCTTCACTTTTAACTCATAAAGAATTCCTCCAAAATATAAATGATATTTTATCACCTGAATATTTTAGTAATCAGGCTCATTCTTGGATTATAAATCAAATTTTAGATTACTACGAAAAATATCATACTACTCCTACAATGGAGGTGTTAAAAGTAGAAATGAAAAAAGTATCTAATGAGGTACTTCAACTTTCTATTAAAGAACAACTTCGAGAAGCATATCAAACTTCTGATGAAGATTTAAAATATGTAGAAGAAGAGTTTGCTAATTTTTGTAAAAACCAACAATTAAAAAAAGCACTATTAAACTCAGTAGATTTGCTCAATTCTGGGGATTTTGAATCTATTAGAGGATTGATTGATAGTGCTTTAAAAGCAGGTGCAGAAAAAAATATAGGCCATGAATATAGTAAAGACACTGAAAACCGTTACAGAGAAGAGTCAAGAAAAATTGTACCTACTCCTTGGGACAAATTTAATGAACTTATGCAAGGGGGGATTGGCAATGGAGACTTTGGTCTTATATTTGGTAATCCTGGAGGAGGTAAGTCGTGGACTATGGTTGCAATTGCGGGTTATGCCGTAAAGTTAGGTTATAATGTAGTTTACTATACTTTAGAACTTGGCGAAGATTATGTGGGACGACGATTTGATGCTTATTTTACAGGCCATTCAGTAGATACATTATTTAACCATAGAAAAGATATCAACGATATAGTTGAGCAACTCCCCGGTCAACTTATCATTAAAGAATATGCCCCAGGACAAGCTACTGTAAATACACTTCGTTCTCATATCCAGAAATGTTCTGACTTAAACTTTAAACCAGACCTAGTTGTTATTGATTATGTAGATCTTCTTTCTTCAAGAAAACGAGTTCAAGACCGTAAAGGAGAGATAGATGATATTTATTTGAGTACTAAAGGACTTGCTAAAGAATTACAAATCCCAGTCTGGTCAGTTTCTCAAGTAAACAGAGCAGGAGCTAAGGATGATGTAATTGAAGGTGATAAGGCAGCTGGTAGCTATGATAAAATTATGGTTACTGACATAGCAATATCTCTTTCACGCAAGAAGGAAGATAAAGTTAATGGCACTGGTAGATTTCACATTATGAAAAATAGATATGGGATGGATGGTATGACATTCTCGGCAAAAATAGACACATCTACAGGCCATTTTGAGGTTACGGATCACCATTTTGATGGTGATGAAACTCCTCCTTCTAATAAGTTTGCAAGCAATGCAAATTTTAATAGCTTAGACCGAGAACTTTTAGCACAACAATTTTTTCAACTAAATTCCTAAAACACAACAACAAAATGGCAAAAAGTAACCTTTTGCAGGAGAGAATTGTCTACAAACCCTTTGAATACCCAGAGGCACATGACTATTGGCTTAAACAACAACAAGCGCATTGGCTTCACACTGAAGTTCCAATGATGGGAGATATAAATGACTGGAAACAAAATTTAACAGAAACAGAAAAAAATATAGTAGGTTCTATTTTAAAAGGTTTTGCTCAAACCGAAACAATTGTAAATGATTATTGGAGTGGTCTTGTAACTAAATGGTTCCGTAAACCTGAAGTTATTATGATGGCTACTACGTTTGGAGCATTTGAAACCATACACGCTGAAGCATATTCTTTATTAAATGAAACACTCGGACTTGACGACTTTTCGGAGTTTCTCGAAGATGAAACTACGATGGCTAAAATTGAAAACCTTATGTCTACTAGGGATGGTCTTAATGGTGAGGAAGATTTGCAACATATCGCTAAGTCTCTCGCTATCTTCTCGGCGTTTACCGAAGGGGTTAATTTATTCTCTTCGTTTGCCATCTTATTATCTTTCAAGATGCGAAATAAGCTTAAGGGGGTTGGTCAAATTGTTGAATGGTCTATTAGAGATGAATCAATGCACTCCGAAGCGGGATGTTGGTTATTTAGAACACTTATCAAGGAAAACCCTAAGCTCAAGACTCCGGAGCTCAAAACCGCAATAAACGAAGCTGCACTGTTATCTCTAAAACTTGAGCTTGATTTTATTGATAAAGTTTATGAGTTAGGAGATTTAGAAGGATGTCCTAAATATGATCTTCAAAACTTCATTAAAAATAGAGTTAATACCAAACTGAGCGACTTAGGATACCCAGCAATTGTTGATGATATAGATTTAACTGCTGTTGATAGAATGAAATGGTTTGATGCTTTATCAGCAGGTAAACAACATACAGATTTCTTTGCTTCAAGAGTAACTAATTATTCTAAAGGGCACTTGACTTGGGATGAGTCAATATTTTAAAAATATTTATAAACATAACTAAAAAGTTAATAAAATGAAAAAAGAACAAATTTTAGGTATAATTAGACATACTTTAACCTTTGTAGGTGGTGTTTTAATCACTAAAGGTGTTATTGATGAAGCTTCTTTTGTAGAAATTTCGGGTGCTCTTTTAACTCTAATTGGAACAGTTTGGTCCGTAGTAAATAAAAATTCTTAAGAATAATTAATTTAAAATATGGACAATAATTTAATATCCAATGTTCAAGATTGGGTAAGAGGGAAAGATTATCCTGAGTGGATGGATGAAATTTCTCTTTCTACCATATCTAAAGGTTATCTCCTCCCTGGAGAAACACCTAAAAAAGCATACCGCAGAGTATCAAAAGCAATAGCTGAACGAGTTAACAGACCAGATCTAGAAGCTAAATTCTTTAAATACATTTGGAACGGGTGGTTAGGACTAGCTAGTCCTGTTCTTTCAAATACTGGCACAGATCGTGGTCTTCCTATTTCTTGTTTTGGTATTGATACCCCTGACTCAATTAGAGGTATTGGTTTGACTAACGCTGAGTTAATGAAACTAACTGCTTTAGGAGGTGGGGTAGGAGTTAGTGTTTCCCGTATTAGACCTAGAGGAACTGAAATAACGGGTAATGGTAAATCCGAGGGTGTAGTTCCTTGGTGTAAAATTTATGATTCATCTATTATAGCTACTAACCAAGGCTCAGTCAGAAGAGGAGCAGCCTCGGTTAACTTAGACATCAACCACCCAGATATTAAAGAGTTTCTCCAAATTAGACGCCCTAAAGGAGATCCAAATAGACAATGTCTTAATCTCCATCAATGTGTAGTTGTAGATGATAGTTTTATGAGACGTTTAGGAGAAAGAGATAGTGAAGCTATGTCTACTTGGTTAGAAATTCTTAAAACTAGAGTAGAGACAGGTGAGCCTTACATTATGTTTAAAGATAATGTAAATAAGGCTAATCCATTAGCTTACGCTATGAATAATTTGGATGTTACTATGACTAATATCTGTACTGAAATCACACTCCACACAGATGAAGAACATTCATTTATTTGCTGCCTTTCATCAATTAATTTAGCTAAATATGATGAATGGAAAGATACTGATTTGATTGAGATTTCAATTAGATTCTTGGATGGAGTTATGCAAGAGTTTATAGATAAGAGTAATGGTAAAGATTCACTTATTAGAACTCATAGACATGCTAAAAAAGGTAGAGCACTTGGTTTAGGTGTAATGGGTTGGCATACCTTTCTTCAACAAAAGAATTTACCATTTAACTCAATTGCTTCTACAGCTTGGACACATACCATATTTAGTGATATTAAACAGAAAGCTGAGGCTACTTCACGCCAATTAGCAGTAGAATATGGCGAACCAGTTTGGTGTAAAGGAACAGGTATGAGAAATACCCACTTGTTAGCTATAGCACCTACAGTATCTAACTCAAGAATCTCAGACTGTTCAGCGGGCATTGAACCAATCCCCGCTAATGTTTATACTTTTAATGGAGCTAAAGGAACATTTATTGTTAAAAATAAAATTCTTGAGAAATTGTTAGAAGAAAAAGGACATAACACAAGTAAAGTTTGGGATCAAATCTTAGCTGATAAAGGTTCAGTCCAAAATTTATCTGATAGTATTCTTTCACCTGACGAAAAAGAAGTATTCTTAACTTTTAGTGAGGTTAATCAATTTGAACTTGTTAAACAGGCTGCTATTAGACAAAAATATATTGACCAAACACAATCACTTAACCTAAGTTTTGACCCAACAGACTCACCTAAGTGGATTAATCAGGTTCATATGGAAGCTTGGAAATTAGGAGTTAAAACATTATATTACTTACGTACTGATAGTGTGATTAAAGGAGATTTAGGATCTAGAACGGCAGATTGTTTAAGCTGTGATGGGTAAATATTTATAAACATGCCCAAATTAAAAGATTTAATATTAGAAATGTTATTTTCTTATAAAGTAACAGCATATATTGTTACTTCTTCTGAAATTAACATTACTGATATACTTGATAGGATCAGAGCTACTAAACAAATTACGGTGGTTAACACTTTACCTTCGGATTCTTTAGACAAAAGAAATACATCTAGAAATGATGGGAAAGAAGAACATTTAATTGAAATTAAATTTTTATCTGCTAACCCTCCATCAGATTTAGATATGTTTAAAAAATCAATGACTATTTTAGATAAAGAAGATACTACTAAAAAAATTCAAGGGCTTCAAACTATTAAGTTTTTACAAGATACTTTAACAAAGATTTAAATATTTATCCAAGGAATGAAGGGTTGTAAGCTAAAATCTTGTGTCACCGATTTAACATTTTACATGAAAACTAATTTGCTTACAATTATACTCTTGTCAATATCTACTACTTTCTCCTTTATTTGTTCCTATTTTTGGAACTTAACTCTTGATAATGCCGAACAATATATGGCATTAGTAGGGGTCTTATTTGTAGATGGATTCTTTGGAATTTGGGCAGGAACTAAACGTGAAGGATTTAAAACTTACAAAGCTTTAAAAGTTCTTAAATCTCTTTTCTTTTGGATAATCCTTTTAACCACAGTATTAAGCATTGAATCTGCTTTTCCTGGAACTGGGTGGTTAAGTGAAACAATAACCATTCCTTTCCTCCTTTTCCAATTAACTAGTATTTTAAAAAATGCTTCTATGTTGGATTTAATCCCCTCAGATCTGCTAAAGAATGCTTTAGAAAAAATAGATCAACACAAAAATATTAATCCTGAAGATTAAAAGCAAATTTAAAAAAATTAGGCTTGGCTTTTGCCAAGCCTTTTTTTATCTTTATGATATGAATCACTCAATTGAGTTTGTTGAAAAAGAGTTATCTAAACTCCAAAAAATCAATTATAACCAATTTTTTTGGTGGAGGAGGTGGTCAGTTAAAAATAAACCCCTTCCTAAAAATTCTCCCCTGATGGATAAAATTAAAAATGGTGACTATAATTTTAGTCCCTATTTTTGGCAATTGCAGTATTGTGATTGGGAAATCGAACAAAAGCGACTAAAATATTTAGGAGACATTGAACGTTTTTGTGAAGAAACAACTATGGATTTTCAACGTCGTAAGAGACTACGTGAAGATCACGAAAAATATGAAACAGAAAATTTGGCTCAATTAAAAAAAGATTTTGTTTCTACATTTCGTATGACTAAAGAAGATTATGATGATGAAGTAATTAAGGTTGGAGGGACGGTAGAGGATTTTTATAATCACTGTGAAATGAGATATAGAAAATATAATCGTCCTGACAATATGCCAAAAAGAGGTCGTCCTCCTAAAAATAAAATTAAATGAAAATATCACACGAAGTACCCATAGCTTATTTAAAAGCAAGTATGTGGTTTAATGATTATGACTATCTATTACCCCACCTTTATGACCAATTCCCAGAATATAAAGAATATTTCCAGGAAAGTAAGGGTGTAAGGTATATAGTAATGGATAATTCTCTTCATGAATTAGGTGTGCCATATTCTAAGGGTAGACTTCTTTCTATTATTGAAGAGGTCCAACCAAATGAATTTATAGTCCCCGATGAATGGGAAAATGCTATCTATTCTATGCGTAATGCTAAAGAATGGAGTTACATCGAACTACCAGAAAATGTAAAAAAAGTAGCTGTAGTTCAAGGTAAATCGTTTGCTGAAATTGTTAAATGTTATCAAACCTATAAATGGTTAGGTTATACAAAGATAGCATTTAGTTATGGGGCTAATTATTATAAAGAAATGTTCCCCCATCCTAATGTTAATATTAGTAAAGCATTAGGTCGTCAACTGGTTATTGTTAAAATGATTGAGATGGGAATGATTGGAGAAACAGATGAAATTCATCTTTTAGGTTGTTCTATTCCACAAGAATTTTTATATTATAACGGAATACATCAAATCAAAACTATAGATACTTCAAATCCTATTATGGCGGCATATGATGGTGTAGAATATAATGATTGGGGGCTATTTGAAAAACCCAAAACTAAAATTGATGATGTTATCAATGATGAACCCAATTCAGTTATATATGAAAGGATTGTACATAATGTAGAAACATTTAGAAAAATAAATAATTTATGAATAAACAAGCAGTACTTAGCCTATCAGGGGGGATGGATTCCAGTACATTACTTCTCCACTTGTTAGCAAACGATTACGAGGTTACTTGCCTCTCTTTTGATTATGGGCAAAAACACAGAGTAGAACTTGAACGAGCCCAATCACTTGTTGATTATCTTAATGATAAAGGACAAAATATAAAATATGGAGTAATTAAACTTGATGGTTTAGCTCCTATGCTTAATAGTGCTCTTGTAGAAGGTGGAGATGAAGTACCTGAGGGACACTATGAGCAAGAAAATATGAAAGAAACAGTTGTACCTAATCGTAATAAGATTTTTAGTTCAATTATTCAAGCTGTAGCCTTGTCAAAAGCTAACGAACTTGATACAAACGTTTACATCTCTTTAGGTATTCATGCTGGTGATCATGCCATCTACCCAGATTGTAGACAAGAGTTTAGAGATATTGATCATGAAGCATTTATTCAAGGTAATTGGGGTGCTGAACGAGTTAAATTTTATACCCCTTATCTAAATGGAAATAAATTTACTATTTTAGAAGATGGTAAAGAATGTTGTGATCAGTTAGGATTAGATTTTAATGAGGTATATAAACGTACTAATACATCTTATAAACCATACCCAAGTGGCAATAGTGATTATAAATCAGCTTCTTCAGTAGAACGTATTGAAGCTTTTATTAAATTAGGTTACCCTGACCCAGTACAATATGAAGATGAAACTGGTGAAGTAAGTTGGGAAGTCGTAAAAAATCATGTTCAACAAATTTTAAACCAACATAAAAATGCCTAAATTCCAATCAACAAAAGTATTTGACGGATTCAGTTGTGTATTCCGTCAATGGAAAGCTGAAGGAACTCATTGTAGATTTCTTCATGGCTATGGAGTAAGTTTTAAAGTATGGTTTGAGGGTGAACTTGATGAGAAAAATTGGGTATGGGATTTTGGAGGTATGAAACGAGCTAAAGGCACTATTGATGGCATGAATCCTAAAGCTTGGATGGATTATATGTTTGATCATACTACTCTAATCGCTGAAGATGACCCATATCTTGAAGGGTGGAAAGCAATGGATCAACATGGTTTGATTCAACTTAGAGTTATATCCCATGTTGGAGCTGAAAGGTTTGCTGAGTTTATTTTTAATAAACTTAATGATTTTATTAAAGTTGAAACTGATGGTAGAGTTAGAATTACTAAGGTAGAGTTTATGGAAAACAATAAAAATAGTGCTACCTATGCTGAATAATAGAATTGAAGATTATAATAAAGTACTCCCCGTTGTAGAGGTATACTTATGTGTTCAAAGTGAAGGTAGTAGAGCAGGTATGCCTACCATTGCTATCCGTACTACAGGATGTACTCACCGTTGTTGGTTTGGTGAAGGTGGCTGGTGTGATTCTTGGTATACAAGTATTCACCCTGAAAAAGGAACATTCACATTCAATGGTATTATAGATATTTATAATAAGCATCCTTATGTTAAGGAAATGATGTTAACAGGTGGTTCACCTACAATGCATCCTGCTTTAGTAAATGAACTGACCCATTTTGCAAATGAAAGGGAAATCACAATTACAATCGAAACAGAAGGCTCGCACTTCGTTCCCACTGACTATCCGCTTGGTCTCATATCCCTTAGCCCTAAGTTTAGTAATTCTGTCCCTCGTATTGGTGTCACTACGCCCGGTGGTAAAGTGGTGGATGAAAAATTTGTCGAGACTCACAACCGCCTTAGACTCAATCGTGAAACCATTAAAAAAATGATTGAATATCATAATGATTATCATTATAAGCCTGTTTGGGATGGCACTGAAGAAACACTTAAGGAAATTGAGGAATTTAGGATTGAAATGAATATACCTAAAAATAAAACTTGGGTTATGCCGGCTGGTGATAATAGAGAAGAATTAATTAAAATCTACCCTAAAGTAATTGAAATGTGTGCTGAACAAGGATATAACTTTACAGGTAGAGAACACATTATAGCTTATGACACTAAAAGAGGTGTATAATACTAAAATAAAAAACTATGAATTTAAGTAAAAATTTAACTTTAAAAGAAGTTACTAAATCTGAAATAGCTATACGTAAAGGTATCAAAAATGAACCTAATAATAAACAGCTTGAAAATTTAAAAGTATTAGCTACTGAAATATTTCAAAAAATTAGAGACCATTTTGGAGTACCCATTAAGGTAACAAGTGGGTTTAGATCTGAAGCTTTAAACAAAGCTGTTAAAGGGAGTAAAACATCTGATCATATGACAGGGTGTGCCATTGATATTGATATGGACGGTACTCCTGATGTTACCAATACTCAAATATTTAACTTTATCAAAGACAACCTTACATTTAGACAACTCATTTGGGAATTTGGTGACAATGACAATCCCGATTGGGTTCATGTCTCATATGTTAAAGGAGACAATAAAAAACAAATTTTAAGAGCAGTTAAAAAAAGTGGTAAAACTGCATATATTCCATATATTAATAAAAAAGTTTAAAATGATTAAATCTTACGTACCCGAAATATTTGAAGAAGATTTTACTTCTGGTGAACAAATTTATGTTTTTTTTAGATCTAAAGGATGTGGTCCCTGTAGAGAAATAGAACCCCAAGTTTTAGATTTTGCTGATAGATTTGATAAATTAATTTACATAGTTGAATCAGACGAAGCAGAAACCCTAAGACAAAAATGGAATATCAAGTTACACCCTAGTATGGCAGTGGCCCAGGATGGCAAAATCCAATATTTAGCAGAAGGTACTAGAAAGATTCAAGAATTGATGTAAATGGAACCTGCTATTAGTGAAAAAGAGCTAGATATTCAAATTAAAATTCTAGCTAAAAAAATAAGTGACGAGCACCGTAATGATCCCACACCCGTAGTATTTGTTTGTATTTTGAATGGGGGGTTTATGTTTTTTAGTGATTTAGTTAAAGAACTTACTATTCCGGTTGAAATAGATTTTATTAGATGTAAATCATATTTTGGAAGAAAACAGGGTGATTTAGTTATTTCTAAAGACTTAGAAACTAAAATTAAAGGAAAACATGTCTATCTAGTAGATGACATCTTAGACTCAGGTAACACTATGTTAGCCGTAACCAAATTTCTCCAGGTTAAAGAACCTAAATCACTTGTTCCTGTTGTAGCTATTTATAAAGGAACATTAGATTTTGAAAAAGTTCATTTTATTTTAAGACAGGATACTGATTCAATGCTTGATCCTTGGTACATAGGTTATGGTATGGATGATGAAAAAGGTTATAATAGAAATCTAAAGACAATTTTTATATTATAAAATTTTACAATATTTATAGTATATTATTAAATTGTAATTCTCATGAAATTAATTACTTTACTTAAAGAAATTGCTCTGTTTGAAATATCTTTAGAACAAATTAAAGACCAATTTGTAGATAATCCTAAACCAAATCGTTCTATAACCCCTGAAGAATACGAAGAAATAGTAGCAGCCTCAGGAGAAAAAAGTGCTTATGCTACTTGGATGGCTACTAAAGTAGCAGATAAAAAAATCAAAGGTGAAGACATTTACAAATACAAAGACTATTTTATCCTTTTTGACAAAAACAAACGAAAATTTCCATCCCCAGACATTAATGCTTATGGGAAAACATTAGAATTATCTGATTTTATAAATAAAGCAATCGAACTTAAATCTTCTATTGAACAAGATCCTTCTTTAGCTAAAGGTGTTAGCAAATCTGACAAATACTCCAAATTTAAAATTGGAGAAGTGGGTGGCTTTGCTGTATATAAAATCCCCCAAGGCTCAGACGATTTATATAATGTTTCTTGTGAATTAGGTTCTGGAACTGAGTGGTGTACTGCTACAGGAAAAACTAGAAGTCATTTTGATCGTCATATTAATCAAGGATCCCTTTACATCTTTGATAATGGTAAAGGAGAAAAATATCAATTTCATTATGAATCTAATCAATTTAGGGATAAGAATGATAACTCAATTTTTAATAACTAAAAAATAGTATATATTAAATGGAATCTAAATTTGTTAATTTCTTTAAATATTTAGAGGATAAAGGAGAACAAAGAACCCCTTTAAGGATTAAACTTTTAAATCCTAAACAATTTGAAATTGTCCCTGAAGACTTAAATGTTAAAGATAATCTTTATTTAATAAATACTCCTATCCCTTCTCTTCCTGATGGTTTAAAAGTTGGAGGTAATCTTGATTTAAATAATATTCCAATCACTTCTCTTCCTAAAGATTTAAAAGTTAGAGGTAATCTTGATTTAAAGGATATTCCTATCACTTCTCTTCCTAATAATTTAGAAGTTGGAGGTAGTCTTTATATATCTAATACTAAAATCACTTCTCTTCCTAAAGGTTTAAAAATTGGAGGTAATCTTTATTTAAGGGATACTCCTATCACTTCTCTTCCTAATGATTTAGAAGTTGGGGGTGGTCTTGATTTAATGGGCATTCGTATCACTTCTCTTCCTGATGATATAAAAGTTGGAAATGGGCTTAATTTAAATAATACTAAAATCACTTCTCTTCCTAATGATTTAGAAGTTAGAGGTGATCTTTATATATCTAATACTAAAATCACTTCTCTTCCTAAAGGTTTAAAAGTTAGAGGTAGGCTTAATTTATATCGTACTAAAATTGCTTCTCTTCCTAAAGATTTAAAAGTTGGAGGTGATCTTAGCCTAGAACGTACTCTAATTACTTCTCTTCCTAATGGTTTAGAAGTTGGAGGTGATCTTAATTTATCTAATACTCCTCTCTCTTCCAAAACCGAAACAGAAATTCGTCAAATGGCTCCTAATGTTAAAGGAGAAATTATAGGATTAGAAATCTAATTAATATGGAAACTAAATTCATCAACTTTTTTAAATATTTAGAGGATAAAGGAGAACAAAGAGTCCCTTTAAGGATTAAACTTTTAAACCCTAAACAATTTAAAATTACCCCTGAAGATTTAGATGTTAAGGGTAATCTTTATTTAGATTATGTTCCAATTACTTCTCTTCCTGATGGCTTAAAGGTTAAAGGTACTCTTTATTTATATGGCACTCTAATTACTTCTCTCCCTAAAGATTTAAAAGTTGGAGGTAATTTTAATTTATATAGCACTAAAATAACTTCTCTTTCTGATGGTTTAGAGGTTGGAGGTGCTCTTAGTTTACCTTATACTGAAATTACTTCTCTTCCTAATGGTTTAAAAGTTGGGGGTAATCTTAATTTAAGAAATACTAAAATCACTTCTCTTCCTAATGGTTTAGAAGTTGGAGATGATCTTTATTTAGCTCATACTAAAATCACTTCTTTTCCTAAAGATTTAAAAGTTGAAGGTGATCTTGATTTATTTAATACTCCCCTCTCCTCCAAAACTGAAGCCGAAATCCGTCAAATGGCTCCTAATGTTAAAGGAGAAATTAAGGGATTAAACCAATAATAAAAAAATTATTATAAAGTTTGGCCTTTTAAAAATATATTCTTATATTTACCCAAAATAAAGTTATGACTAATAATAGAAGAAAATTTCACACTGGTATTGAGTGTGTTCCTTCTGGGTTTGCTAATGGGGTAGCTTCTAATTACCCATTAACTAAAGAAGAAAAAGAGTTGATGATTGAAGAAGCCACAGAACATTTTGGTCGTTTTTTAGACGCTCTAAAATGTGATTGGCGTAATGATCCTAACTCAATGGAAACACCTCGTAGGGTAGCTAAGGCATATGTAAATGACCTTTGGGCTGGGAGATACAATGAATTTACTGATATTACATCATTCCCCAGCGATGGTTATGATGGTATTATTATTGAACGTAATATACCACTTACTTCAATGTGTTCACACCATCACCAAACAATTAGGGGTGTAGTTCATATTGGTTATGTAGCGGGGGCTGAAGGGCGTGTCATTGGACTTTCAAAACTAAATCGAATTGTAGAACATTTTGGTCGTAGAGGAGCTATCCAAGAGCAACTTACGGCTGCTATCCATCAAGGTGTAGACAAGGTTTGTGAAGGAAATATTGGTGTTATTGTGACTGTAGTCGCAACCCACAATTGTGTATCATGCAGAGGCATTAAACATGATGGGGCCGCTATGATCACAACTAAAGCATCAGGTGTTTTTAGAGAAAATGATAATCAAGCCCGTAAAGAATTTTTTGACAGTTTAAAAATTAATAATGGAGGACATCAAATTTAATAGTTATGAGTAGACAATTAGAGTTATTTACAAGTGTCCCATTTGTGGACGAGGTTGAAGAATTTAATCAACTAATGAACAAACCTAACAATTATGAACCCACAATCCCCGATGAAAAAGAATGGAAATTCGTATACAACTTCATATTGGAAGAACTTGAGGAATATAGAGAGGCGTGTGAACAGGGAGACATCGTCGGCATTTTGGACGCTCTGTGTGACATTACTTATGTTTCCTTGGGGAATGGCACTATGTTACATGGTCTTAAAGATAAAATTTGGCCAGCCTATCAAGAAGTTCAAAGATCGAACTTATCAAAAGCTTGCTCAAGCGAAGAGGAAGCTAAACAAACAGTCGAACAAAGGTCCAAGGAGCAAGGCGAACCATGCCATTATGAAAGGATTGGTGGTAGGTATATTGTTTACCGCTCATCAGACAAAAAGGTCATGAAGAGTATTAATTATTCTAAACCAAATCTCAAGCAGTTTTTTTCAACTTATAAACCTTATGGGTATGAATAAGAATAAAATTAAAAATTTAAACCAAATGCCTGACCAAAAATGGCATCGTAGAGTTTCGTTTATTAAATCTGGGATTCGAATTTTAGGGTATGTGTTTCTTCCTTTTAATTTAGCAGTATCTATTATTTTGCTAGTTTTGAGTGAAGCTGTAGGCATAGTTGAAGAATTGGTTTAAACTATATTTATAGTAAAACCCTTATTAATGTTTGAGAAACTAAAACAAGGGACCTTCCCTTTCATTATAGCCCTAAGCGCACTATCAGTATCGCTCTCAGCAGCTTTTTACTCAGTTACAGGACTGAGTAAATTGTTTGCTGGGGCGAGCACTGAGGTGCTTATTATGGCTAGTTCCTTAGAGGTATCTAAACTGGTTATAGCTTCTCTTCTTTATCAATACTGGGGTTCTTTAAATAAAATCCTTAAAACCTACTTAACCCTAGCTTGTGTAATACTAATTTTAATTACCTCAGCGGGTATATATGGTTTCTTATCATCTGCTTATCAAGAAACAGCAAACAAAGCAGGTAATATTGATGCTCAAGTAGAATTATTAGAAAAGAAAAGAGATAACTACAAGGAACAGTTAACTTTATATAATGGTGAAAAAGAATCTATTAATACTTCTATTAATAGCTTAAGAGGAGGTTTATCAAACAATACTTCTCAGTATGTTGATAAAAAGACAGGCCAACTAGTTATTACTTCTTCATCAGCTAATAGAAAAGCTTTAGAAAAACAGCTAGACCAAGCTGTTATCAGACAATCTTTCATAAATCAAAAAGTTGATAGTCTTAATACTCTAGTATTTGATACCGAAACCCAGATTGTTGATGTTCAAACTAATGGTGAATTAGCTAGTGAATTAGGTCCTCTTAAGTATTTATCTAACTTAACTGGTATTTCTATGGATAGAATTATAAATTATCTTCTTTTAGTGATAATTTTTGTTTTCGATCCTTTGGCCATATCTTTAGTAATAGCCGCAAACTTTGCTTTTGCGCAATTAAAAGCTAAAGACATGACTATGGAAAATAATACTAAAGAACAACAAAAAGAAGCGTTAGTTGAAATGATGAAGACTGATGAAGAAGCAGGATTGTATGAAGAAAAACCATTAGAAGTATATGGTGAAAAAGCAGAATCTCAAACAACTTCCTCACAAAAAAAAAGATGGGGTCTGAACCCTCAGACCTAACTTTAACTTATAATTAAATGTCTTATAAAAAGTGTTATGCCGAATATACTGGTAAAAATCAGTATAAGATACATCTATGGGATGAATCTGGTTATTCTATAATCCCTTGGCGCAATCCTGCTTACATTGAGTGTCCCGAGAGAGAAGCAGGATACCAAGGACTAAATGGTGAATGGCTTAAAAAAACTTATGATTGGGATAAAAATACACCTAATCTTCATTTTCATGATATGCCTCCTTACCAAAAATTTCTTATTGAAAAATATGGAATTAATGATGAAGTGTCTAAAGGACATCGTGAAGTATTTTTTGATATTGAGATTGAGATGGGGGGAGCACTCACAGAAGAATATATTAGATCTGCCCCTAAACCAGTAACCTCTATTGCTTGGTGGGACAAAACCCCAGACAAATGGGTTATTCTTATTTTAGATAAAAAGAGTCAAATTAAACATACTAAAGGGCATAAAGAAATTATTCCTTGTAAAACTGAAGCAGAGTTACTAGGATTATTTTTAGAAAAATTTCGTGAAATAGATCCTGATATTTTAGTAGGATGGAATAGTGATTACTTTGATATTCCTTATCTTTATTATAGAATAGGTAATGTGTTAGGTGAAGAATTTGCTAATGCTATATCGCCTATAGATGTTATAAAGGATGAAAGTGAATGGAACCGAAACGGGTGGTTGAATATAGCTGGAGTTGAATCATTAGACTATATGAAACTACACAAAAAGTTTAGTTTTAGGGATGAACCCTCTATGAGGTTAGATGCTATTGGAGAAAAATATGTTAATTTAGGTAAAGTAGAATATGATGGTAGTTTGGATAGATTATTTGAAACTGATATTCAAAAGTTTATTCAATATAACTTTCGAGACGTAGAAATTCTAAAAGCGCTCGATGAAAAGTTTGAGTATGTAGGTCTGGTTAAAAACCTATCTCACAAAGGTAAGCACAACTATGGTGAAGTTTATGCTAATACTAAAACCCAAGATGGGGCTATCTCAGCTTATCTTCTAGACCAAAACATTATCCCACCCTCTAAAGATCGTAATCCTATTACTAAAAAGAATTATGCTGGTGGGTATTTATTCTGCCCAACAGCGGGTTTATACAAGTATATGTTTGATGAAGATTTAACATCATTGTATCCTTCCATTATTATGTCTCTTAATATTGGTAAAGAAACATATGTAGCTCGTATTATAGATAGTGACGATAGGAATAATCGTTTAGGATTAAATGATTTAAAAGCTAAAAACCCAAACGAAGAATTACTCATCGAAAACCCCCAGCGTAAGCAAACCTATATTAAAGTATCTAAGCTAATTAGTTTAATTGAAGAAAATAACCTAGCTATCTCAGCTAATGGAGTTATGTATAGAACTGATAAACCTTCAGTACTATCTACCATTTTGGCTAAATGGTTTGATGAAAGGGTAGAATATAAAGGTTATATGAAAAAAGCTTATAAAGCTGGTGATAAA